CACACAATCCCTACGTCTTGGAAGCGCTCCAAAACTGTATCACTCCGGGACAGCAGCAACTTCTTTGCAACTTTAGCAGAAGCTACTACACACTCGAAGGACACTTAGAATCTATCAGCAAATACAACGCTCCTAGAACCACTGAGCCACCCAACAACGCAGAATGGATCCAAACTGTGGAACACGCGAAAGCCTACTTTCGCAACCTACCACGTGTTACATCGTTATCCGCCAAAACGGATTTTGATAACGTCAGGTATCACCAAAGCACTTCAGCAGGCTACGGTTACTCTGATCACACAGCACGAAACCCTACACATAAAGGACTACCCAACGGCCCTAATCATACCAAGGCCAAATCAATCGCTTCTAAAATTGTGCACGAACTACTTAACGCACACCGAAATGATAACTTAGAGCAATATTTCGAGAATTTACCCGACAACTCGACTCCCGACATTTCTTTTACAAGAACCCAACTCGTCGAAAGACCCAATCTTAAGGTCCGAAACGTATTTGGAGAATGTTTTCATTATGTTTTACTAGAAGGACTAATCGCCCAACCACTTATTCAAAAGTTCATGGAGATTAACACTTTCTACTATATAGGAGATGATCCTTTATCAGGCGTACCGAGATACGTCGCAGGCCTATCCAACGAGGTCGACGCCAAATTCGTCACCCTTGATTGGTCAACCTTCGATGCATCGGTTCAGCCCTATGAGATTGAATTAGCATTTGATCTTATTGAATCAATGATCGATTTACCCGATCTTGAGACCCACCTAATCTTTAGATATGTACGCACCCTCTTCTTGAAGAGAAAGCTCGCCGCACCAGACGGTACGCTATACATGAGATACGGAGGCATACCTTCCGGCTCTTACTTTACGCACATTATCGATTCTATCATTAATTGGAATAGAATCACCTATTTATTTAGAAGACTAAAGATACCCATCGAAAGTATTATAACGCATGGAGACGATTCACTAATTGAAATCCTTGCCGCTTTCGACAGTCTCTACCCTCTGATCGAGGAAGCCACTCCACTTGGATGGATTCTTAAACCAGAGAAAATCGCCCTCGTCCGAAACAAATCTCAAATTGAATTTTTAGGACGTAGCACAC